CATATCGTAATGATGTGTTTGAAAAGCTTGAGCGTTCTAATCTTCAATACTAATGACAGTCACCACCAACGAATTCGATCAACAAAACATCTTCGCTAAAGAACCCACCATGTACCACGACTCTGATTACACTGTGCCTCATAACGAACGTGCTGAACTGCTGAATGGTCGCCTTGCTATGCTTGGCTTCGTTGCAGCAGTAGGTGCTTATGTATTTACTGGTCAAATTATTCCTGGAGTATTCTAATGGCTTGCGGTAAGAAAGGTCACAAAGGTGGCGGTAAGAAAAAGTAATGGCTAAAGCTGGACTCTACGCTAACATCCACGCTAAGCGAGAACGTATCGCTAAAGGTAGTGGAGAGAAGATGCGTAAACCTGGTGCTAAAGGAGCACCTACTGCAGCTCAATTCAAGAAGGCTGCTAAGACTGCCAAGAAAAAATAGTATTGGCAAGTCCGTCAATACTGCGCGTGTATTGGCGGATTAGTTGGAGTAATCAATATTAAAGTTCTTCGCTTTATTATTATGATTCCTATTCTAACTACTCTGTCAGTCATTAGCTCATGGTATGGTCCTGGTTTTCACGGGAACCTTACTGCTAATGGTGAACGATTCAATCAACACTCCCTTACTGCTGCGCATAAGACACTTCCATTTGGAACACGCCTTCGGGTATGTTTCAAGCGGTGTGCCGTTGTTCGGGTAAATGATCGTGGTCCTTACATTCATGGTAGGAGCCTAGATCTCAGTAAAGGAGCAGCTGATGCAATCGGTCTCACTGGCTCTGGAGTTGGACGGGTACAAGTAACTCGACTTAACTAACTTCAAATGAAAACCTGCACTGATTGTGGTGTAGTTAAAGATGAGAAAGAGTTTAGAGCAAACCACTCTTTCTGTAAAAAATGCTATCAAGCTAGGTATAATACTCCAGAGAAGCAGAGGGCTACTAGATTAAAAGCTAAGTACTCAATGACTATTGATGAGTATGATCAAATGCTAGAAAGCCAAAATGGAAGATGTGCTATCTGCAGGGCAACCGAACCAGGTGGTTCTGGCAGTAGATTTGCTGTAGACCATAACCATCAAACCGGCTACGTCAGGGGTCTTCTTTGCAGCAATTGTAATAGAGGTATAGGTTTTTTAAAAGACAGCCCTATTATTCTTTCATCAGCACTTTCTTATCTTTTAGAAAATGACCGCAACTCTAGCTCTCCCTCAGAAGAGCTCTAATCTCTGGGATAAATATCTTAGCTGGGTAACCAGTACTAACAATCGTCTTTATATCGGCCACGCTGGAGTCATTATGATTCCTTGCTTGCTGGCCGCAACTATCTGCTTTATTTTGGCATTCATTGCCGCTCCACCAGTTGATATAGATGGCATTCGTGAACCAGTATCAGGCTCCCTCATGTGGGGTAACAACATTATCTCCGGAGCAGTGGTACCCAGCTCGAACGCAATTGGGTTACATTTGTACCCAGTGTGGGCTGCCAATTCGTTGGACGAATGGCTTTATAACGGCGGCGAGTTCCAACTCATCGTTTTCCACTTCCTTATCGGTGTGTATGCCTACATGCTCCGGGAATGGGAACTATCGTACCGACTGGGAATGAGGCCTTGGATTTGTGTTGCATACTCAGCTCCTGTCGCCGCAGCCTCTGCGGTCTTTCTCGTCTACCCGTTTGGTCAGGGTAGCTTCTCCGATGCTATGCCTTTGGGTATCTCGGGTACGTTCAACTACATGTTGGTATTCCAAGCCGAACATAACATTCTCATGCACCCGTTCCACATGCTTGGTGTGGCTGGTGTATTCGGTGGGTCACTATTCTCTGCGATGCACGGTTCGCTTGTTACGTCCTCGCTTGTGCGTGAGACTACTGAACAGGAAAGTCAGAACTATGGTTACAAATTTGGTCAAGAAGAAGAGACCTACAACATCGTCGCTGCTCACGGGTACTTCGGGCGTCTTATTTTCCAGTATGCTTCTTTTAATAACTCTCGTAGTCTTCACTTTTTCCTGGCAGCTTGGCCTGTTGTCGGTATTTGGTTCGCTGCTTTGGGCGTGTCTACCATGGCGTTCAACCTGAATGGCTTTAACTTTAACCAGTCGCTTCTCGACAACAATGGTCGTGTCATTAATACTTGGGCAGACATTCTCAACCGTGCTAACCTCGGATTTGAGGTAATGCATGAGCGTAATGCTCACAACTTCCCACTCGATCTCGCCAGTGCTGAGACCACTCCAGTGGCTCTGGTAGCTCCTTCTATTGGATAACAATGGCATACGATCCTAAGGCATCCATCGTGGATGTGTATTACTGCACCCCTACAGATGATGACAATGCATTCATCTTTGCATACCCTGCAGGACAAGTTCTCACTGAACTGTCTCCTCAAGGTGTCATCTGCCAACCGGGTACTCTTGCAGTAGCTCCTACAACTTGGTGATTTAAAGCAACGTCGTCCGTTCATTCGCTATTCGCAAATGGCGAACGCATGACACCTACTCATGGAACGGGGGGTAGGTACTTCAATCCTTATCATGACTAAAGTCGAATTGGATGCCCGTGTACGGGAGCAGAAAGCTGCTGAGAAGGAGCAGAAGCTGAAGTATCGCGGCGTTGCTTACACACCTAAAACTAAATAATTAAACGGAGTCAGGCACCTCAGAGTCGGACCTGGCTCCTATTGGCTTTGGCCTCTACGGAGATAACCTTAGCCATTGACAGTTCGGAGAGACGAACAAAAACAATAACTTGAATGCACATGAATTATCGTGTGAATTCCTAAGCGCTTAGGGAGAACGTATAAACATTTCTCTCTTTTACTATCGTGGCTAACACTACCCAAACTCTGATGGGTGCCATTAACAAAGTTAATGATGGCTCCTATGATTCTAAATATGCAACTTACCTGAAACTGTTTTCGGGTGAGATGATCAAGGCGTATGAAAGCGCCACTATTGCTAAGGACACTGTGCAGACCCGTACCCTGCGTAACGGTAAGTCTCTGCAGTTCATCTACACTGGCCGTATGCAAGCTGGTTACCACACCCCTGGTACTCCTATCCTGGGTTCTGGTGATCCTCCGGTGGCTGAAAAGACTATCGTCTGTGACGACCTTCTGATCAGCTCGGCTTTCGTGTATGATCTCGATGAGACCCTTGCACATTATAGTCTTCGTTCGGAAATCTCGGCTAAGATTGGCCATGCTTTGGCTGAAGCTTATGATAAGAAGATCTTCCGTATTATCGCTAAGGCTGCTCGTCAGGCTCATCCTATCACCGCTGCTCCTGGTCCTGAGCCCGGTGGTTCTGTGATCCAACTTGGTACTACCAACGAGTACAATGCTCAAGCTCTGGTCGATGCCTTCTTCGAAGCAGCTTCGATCCTGGATGAGAAGAATGTACCCAAGCAAGGTCGTCATGCTGTGCTGTCTCCTCGTCAGTACTATGCACTGATCAGCCAAGTGGATAGCAACATCCTGAACCGTGACTATGGTAACACCTCTGGTAACCTGCAGTCTGGTGAAGGTCTGTATGAAATCGCTGGTATCAGCATCAAGCGTTCTAACAACCTGCCTTTCCTGGCTGGTACTGTGAGCTCCGTTCCTGGTGAGAACAACGATTACTCTGGTGATTTTAGCACCCACTGTGGTCTGATCTACCAGCGTGATGCTGCTGGTGTGGTTGAAGCTATTGGTCCTCAAGTGCAAACCACTGGTTCTGATGTTCGTACCATGTACCAAGGCGACGTGGTTGTTGGTCGTCTGGCCATGGGTGCTGACTGGCTGAACCCTGCTGCTGCTATTGAGCTGCAGTCTGCTCGTTCCTGATAAAGAATAGGGAGGCAATTAAATGGCTATTACTCCTGGAACCTCTAAAGTTGTGAAGCTTCCTGCTACGCAAGTCTTTAGCTCCAGTGGTACCATTGCCTCCTACACTCTGAATCCCTGCTCTCCTCTTGAAGCAGGTCGTCAGGTTGTGGGCAATGGTGTGCTGGATCGTGCAACAAATGGCTCCTCCATTTCTGGAGCAACCGCTACGTAATCAACCATAGGTTAAACAATGTCTATTATTTCGAACGGAAATATCGGTGCTGTGTATCAGCCCGATTATTTTGAAACTAGTCGAGTGCTTGCAGCTGATAGTGCTCTGACTACTACTGCTACTGCAGAGCCGACTTTTGCTTTCAATGTCGGTAAGAATGAGCGTGTGGTCTTCCGCTTCACGCTGTTCTATGATCAAGATAATGCAGGTGATGATCTGCAGTATACCATCAAGTCTACTAATGCTGCTGGTGATGCTGTTGCTCCTGCTTTCTATTCTGAGCATCTGAATGCTATTGTTCCTGGTGGTACTGCTTTCCTGGCAGTGACTACTACTCCGAACACTGAAGATACTCTGACTACTGCTGGTACTGGTCAAGGCATGGCTGTGATCCAAGGTGTGATCCTTGGCAATGCTAGCTCTGCTACTACTGTTAATCTGCTCCTTGCTAAGGAAGCTGATACTGCTGGTGCTACTACTGTTCAAGAAGGTTCTTTCCTTGAACTGCGGAGGTTCTGATCATGGCTAATATCGCTCAAGCTGCTGGTGGTAATGGTGTCAGCGGCACTGGTGCTCCTGGTGCTGTGACTGGCGCTTACGGTTCTACCTATGCAGATAACGGTGACCTGGCTGTGGCTGGCTCTAATGCTGTCCGTCGTTCGGTTTCCAAGACTGGTGGTGCTGTGTCTAAAGTGCTGTCCATTACTTCTGGTTTCCGTACCGCTTATGCTGGTGTGGAACTCGATAGCCCGGCTCTGGATGCTACTCGCACTGGTGCCTGATTAGTTTACTGTGGGAGATCCTTAGTGGTCTCCCTTTTTTTTATTTTACATATAACGCTATTGTTATTATGCCATTCTCTACCACTGGCTCTAAGACTGAGCTGCAAGCTGTCAATCAGATCCTGGCGTCAGTTGGTCAGGCTCCAGTTACTTCGATTGATACAGAAACGATTACCGATCAAAATGGTAATCCGGTTACCGTAGTAACCAACCCGGACGTTGCGATTGCTTACAGTACTCTTGAAGAAGTATCGCGTGAAGTACAAGCCGAGGGTTGGACGTTTAACAGAGAATTTAATGTCCAGTTCACCCCTGACACTAATGATGAGATCCTGTGGCCAAATAATGTAATTCAAATGGATCTATCTGATGATCCTAGATACGTCGCTTACCGAGAAAAGGATACAGTAAAGCGTAACGGTAAGTTGTATGACAGAATGAATCATACCTACACTTGGGAAGAGCCTATCTATTGTGATGTCATTTGGTTCTTCTCTTGGGATGACCTACCGTCTCCTATCCAAGATTACATCACCTGTAGGGCTGCTACAATCGTCTCCAGCAGGCTTGTAGGAGACCCTGGGCAGTACCAGATCCTCCAGCAGAAAGAAGCCTATGCACGGGCTATGGCGATGGAGTATGAATGCAATCAGGGAGACTACAGTATGTTTGGTTATCCTCGTGAAGGTACATACTATCAAAGCTATCAACCTTATAATACCCTGCAGAGATACTGATGGCAGCAGTTACACAAACTATTCCTACTTTCCTTGGTGGTGTTAGTAAACAGACTGACATTAAGAAACAACCTGGGCAAGTTGATGAAATCCTAAATGGCTACCCTGATCCTACATATGGTCTCCTTAAGAGGAATGGTAGCCAATTCCTAGACCTTATCACTGAGAGTACTCCTGGTGAATTTACTGATGGTCATTGGTTCACTGTTTCTAGGGATAACGATGAACGTTACATTGGTGTAATTACCAAGGCTGGTAACATCCGTATCTGGAATACTGTTCCTACTATTAGCAGCGGTGTGCTTAGTATCACTGAAGCTACCATTGCAAATAAGACTGATGCAGATGTTGTCTCTTATCTAACTCCACCTGCCACAACTAAAGGTGTTGATGACTTCCACACCTTTTCCTATCTAGATCAGGCTTACATCATCAATAAGAATAAGACTGTAACGATGGCTGCGAAGAGTGATTACTACCTCCGCACTAGAGCTACAGTTGTTATTGGTAGCATTGATTATGAAAGTATTTATAAGGTTGTCATCAACGGTACTCAGTATGACTTTACAACTGTCAGTGTAGATGATGCCACTACTCGCGGTTATCCAGTAACTGCTGATGAGATTCTTACTGGATTGAAAGCTGATATTGATGCAGCGCTTGGTCCTTCACCTGGTAACGACACCTTTACTGTTACCAAGTATTCCAATAGCTTGGAGATTGAGATCAAAGATGGTCAGACTCCATTCACTATTGAAGTAGCTGGTGGTATTCAAGGTGTCTCCCTTACTTGTTATCAAGATGATGTAGTTAGTTCTGCTCGTCTTGCCGCATATACTAAACCTGGTAGACGTGTTAAGATTACCAATAGCATTGATGAACGAGCTTCTTATTATGTGAAGTTTGCCTCTACTGGTAATGCTCCTGGTGGTACATCTGCTGTTAATGAAGGTTCTGGTTTCTGGGAAGAGGCTAGAGGCTGGGACATTGATGTAGATGCTAACGGAGACCCAATCGCTACTGGCGGTAAGTACATTGCTAAGCTTGCATCTAGTGGGTTCACTGCAACCACTATGCCTTATAAGCTAGTCAGTACTGGTACTAATGCATTCTCCATTTCTAAAGAGACCTGGGCTTCACGCTTTACAGGTAATGACTATGGTAATCCTGTACCTTCATTCGTAGGTAAAGAGATTAAGTTCGGTCTTGTCTATAGCAATCGCCTTGTCTTCCTAACTCAGGATACAATTGCGATGAGTGTGGCAAAAGACTTTGAGAACTTCTTCTTTACTAGTGCTCAAACAGTCATTGCTTCTGACCCTGTAGACGTTGAGACATCAAGCTCTAAGGTAAGCAACCTTTACTGTGCTGTACCTCAAGCACAAGGTCTAGTCCTATTCAGTGAGTATGAACAGTACCTACTCTACTCAGAAAGTGGTATCATCTCACCTACTGATGTTATTGTACGTACAATCAGTCAGTATGAATCAGATAGGACTATTGCTGCACAAGACACAGGTGACTTTATTGGCTTTGTGTCTAAGGTATCAGGTTCTACCAAGCTACTAGGTATGCAAGCACGTGGTAATCTAGCTGCTGCTGATGTATCAGAAGTTAGTAGGGTTGTTGCTGGCTACCTACCAAAAGATCTACAACATCTTGTTGTTAATGTACAGGATTCATTGCTTGCTCTTTATACCATTGATTCTAATGAGATATTCCTGTACAAGTACTATGCTGCTGGTCAGGATACAGTTATGCAAGCTTGGTTTAAATGGCAGCTAACAGATCCCATTAAGTTCCTCACTGTTATCAATAACTACTTTGTTTGTGTTGTTAAGAGTGGCAGTGAATATAAGGTAGTCATTCTTGACATCATTCAAAACCTAGATCCAGCAGAAGTAGATGCTAGCCCTGCTATCACTACGACACGATTGGATCAAGCATTTGTTGTTAAGTGTGGTGGTACTATTACGTACAACAGTGTCACTAAGAAGTCCACTATTCCTAAACCATACACACACGTTACAGGTAAGACTCCTCTAGTCGTTACTGCACAAACCATGGAAGATGGTGCTGCAACTGATTACAGTACGCTGTATGGGTTGTCTGCTACTCCAGATCCAGATGTTACACATGACTTCATCCTTGAGGTAGAAGTAGATGGTAGCGGTAATTGGTTAGTGCTTGGTGATTGGACAGGTAAAGAGTATGACCTAGTAGCTGGATATGAGTTTGACTTTGACGTAGATCTACCACGGTATTTCTATCGTTCACAGAACAACGTAGATTGGACATCTTCGTTGACTATTGCTCGTATGAAGTTTGATGTTGGATTTAGTGGTTCTGTTAATTTCTACATTACTCGCTTCGGTGCTCCTCAATGGATCTATGTGGCTGGTGTACAGAATGCTGGATACTACCTATCTAACTCAACACCTACTATTGATCGGACAACTCTTACCGTGCCTATTCATCAAAAGAATACAAACTTTAATCTTAAGATAAACAGCACCTCACCATTCCCGGTGTCTTTAAATAGCATGACTTGGGAGGGTCAGTATGCTCCACGTTATTATAGGAGGGCTTGATAGATGGCATTTCCTGTAGGATTAGCCATTGGTTTAGGTGGATCAGTACTTAGTGGCATCTTTGGTGGTGCTCAACAGAGTGCTCAAAATAGAGCAGCTGAACGTCAAGCTCAACTTGCGTATGAAGCCAACCTAGCTAATTGGAAATTTAATAAGACAAGTGCTCGTCGTCAGTATAAGTATGACAAGCAGACTGTCGCACTTCAACGGCAGAACACTGAACAAAACCTAGCTTATCAAGAAGCTACAGCCAATCAATCTTGGCGTTATCAGATGCAGATTCAAGCATTTGATTATGCCAATCAGATGCGTGCCTTTAATAAGTCACAGCAGACTGCACAACAACAACTTGGTTTTAACAACCTTGCTTATGACTTTGCATTGCAAGATGCAGCACGTTGGGAGCAGGAACAAAGTGTAATGCTTGACTTTGAAGAGAAGTCAACTATGATGGAGTTTCGCTACAATCAACGTGGTGAAGTTCTAAACATGCAACAAGCTGAAGCTGTGATGCAGCAGACCCGTGGCATGGGTCAATTGCAACAGCAGAAAGCTTATGTTGATGGTCTTAAGCAGATGGGTGCTGCTCAAGCAAAAGGTGCTATGGGCATCAGTGCTGAGAAAGCTGCACAAGCTGCTATTGCAGAAACTGGAGCTGTGACTGCTGCTATCATTCAAGATGTTATCAATGGTGAGCAGAACTATGCTCTTACCTCTGAAGCTATCAACATGAAGCTTGAGCAGCTTAACGATAACTTCTACATGGATAAAGCACAGCTTGCTGCATCTCGTGTTAGTCTTGCTAACCAAGCTAAGGTTATGCAACGTCAAGCTTCTCTTAATAAGTATCAAGCTGATCTCAATGCTATTGCTAATATCATGCTTGAGCCTATTATGCCTCCTGCTATGCCTAAGCCTTTGGCACTGCCTCGTCCTGAGCTTCAAGATCCTCTTGAGTTCGATAAGAAGTTGTGGAACAGTGTACGTCCCAAGAAAGGTTATGTTGGTGGCATGAGTCCTGTTATGGCTGGTCTTGGTCAGTTTGCCTCAGGTGCATTTAATGCTGCACTTGGTTCATGGAATCCCGCTACTAGTTCGTTCACATAATGGCTAAATTTAAAAGTTATGCAAGTCCGACTGGATTCCAACCTATTCAGGCACCTGATGAATCCAGAAAATATCTAGCACAAGGTCAACAACAACTGCAAGCAATGCAACGTGCTATGCAGTTTGATCTAGCTAATCGAGATCGCTACGCCAATGCTATGCAGAATGCACAGCAGATGGAGATGCAGAATCGAGATATGATCTTTAAGCAAGATCAACGTAATCGTGCTGCTGTTCAAGATCAAATCAACAACAACTATCAGCAAACTATTCGTGATGCTGATCGTCAAGGTAGGCAAGAGATAGCTACTCTTCAAGCTCTTTCTACATTCTCTGAGACAGCATTTAATGCTCTTGGTGAATTCAATAAAAAGAGAGAAGAAGGCATTAAGCTTGGTGTTCAGAAATCTCTATATGCACTTGGTCTTGATACCAAAGGCTTGATGGAGATCCATAAACTAGATCGCAACCTTACAGACCAAGCTCTTAGCGAAAACCAATTCGTTCAGAATCTACTTAAGCAAGGTGGCTCCATTCAGGATGTCCGCTACTTGATGAAGAACAGTAATGCTAAATACTGGTCTGAGTCTAGGCAACTAGCTGAAGGTATTGGTGTTGGTTACGGTAATTTTGTCAACGAAAACTACGAGACAAAGTTCAAGGTTCGTGAAGGACAGGAGATTAGCTATGCTGAAGCTCGCCAAACTGGTGACATAGAAGCACAGCAGACGATTCTTTCTCAGCTTCGTTCTCAGTACATCAAAGATTCTGGTGCTCTGAATCTTAGCCCTCAAGTAGCTGCATCGTACATTCACCCTTCGATGCGTGCTTTTGAGAACCAGTTGCAACAAGCAGCTAATGCTGAGTACCGTAAGCTGGCTGATGCTGAGACTCAAAACAACATCACTCGTGCTATTCATCAAAAGATTAGCACTGAAGGTGCTCTAGGTGCTGCTCAGTGGTTGTCTTCTCTTCCTGCAGGCGCTCAGCGTCGTGCTGGTAAAGCTAATCTTTTAGGTTACTTTGCATCCGCTGCTGCTGGTGATGGCTGGCAGGAAGCACAAGCTGTGTGGCAAGATCTACTCAATCAACCTATTACCTTAGGCGATGGTACTACTACAACCTTTGGTGAATTCAATAGAAATGATCCTGCTGTTATTGAAGTAACTCGTTCTTTTGTACAAGCTCGTGCTCGCAGCATTCAAGACTTCAACCTTCAACAAAATGAAATGATGACTCAGCGCAACATGGCTGAGAATGACATCATTAAGATGCTTGAAGAACTACCTGGTGGTTATACCGATGCTGATATTGAAGCAGCAGAAGCACGTCTTGATGAGATTGCTCCTGGTATGGATAGCCAGCGGCTCAATAGCATGATGAAGAACGAGTCTACCAACGCTCTTTATCGTAACAAGATTACCAAGCAACTCCAAGACCTTGCTGATCGTGGTCTATTGACTGAGGAACGCCTCAATAGTATGGGTATTCCTGGTACTATTGCTGCACAGTTCAGGGGTCTTGCAAAAGCTACTAGTGATGACCGTGCTGCTAATGGTAACTTCAAACCTCAGATGGAAGCTTTGGCTGCACTTGCTAAGTCTCCTCCGACTATTCAAGCTAAGCCTGATGGTACTTATCACTGGTCAGTACCTTTGATGACGCAACAGCTTCAGAATAGGTTCTTGACTAAGTACTCTGAGTTGAAAGCTGCTGGTGATCCTAATGCTGTGAATGCTGCTCTATCTTTTGTACAGCAGGAATTTGCAGCACAATCTAAGAACCCTCAGTTCTTCTCTACTGATAGTACTAACCTTGGTGGTTACTCTCAATTCACTAGGGCTACAACACCTTCTACTGCTTCTTCTGCACGTATGCAGTGGGTGCAAGGTAGTGTTGCAAAACTTGGTGTTAAGGCTTTGGACAGCAATGGTTCTATCTTCACTATCTCTGAGCTCAATCAGATTGAAAAGGATATGAAGAAGCCTGGATTTAAAATGGATCCAATGGCTGAGTATATTGGCAGACAGATGGGTGTTGATCCGTTGACTGTTATCAATAGACAACGTATTGCTGCTGGTCTTCCTCCTGCTCAACTTCCTGAGTCTACCGTTACCTTCAGTCAGACTGTTAATCCTCAACTGAAGCGGATGCTGGATGCCTATCAGACACCTATGTTGTCTACACGGGCTATGACATCTACTCGTACCTTTAATCCTACACTTGTTCCTAAAGGGTTTGGTCCTCTTGTTGTAGAAGCTGCACAGAAGGCTGGTATTTCACCAGTGTTTGTTGCTGCTTTTGCTGAAGCTGAGAATCAAAACTGGGATCCTAATGCGTTGTCTATGGGTGGCGCTGCTGCAGGTGTTGGTTTGATGCAACTCAGTCAGGAGTATCATGGTCCTGGTGCTACAGTTGCTGAACGTGAACGTGCTCTTAAAGATCCTCGTCTTAACTTAACACTTGGTGCTGGTATTCTCAAAAATATCTATCAAAAGTACGGTAACTGGAAGGACTCTATCTATGTGTGGAACATGGGTGAGACTGGTTACAAGAACTGGGTAGATGCTGGTAGACCTAATACAGCACAAGCTGGTTATGCAAAGGGTCTATATGAACGCTTTGAAAAGGCACGTGCTAAGTATGGTGATGTGTCTGCATTGCAAAGTCGTGGTACAATGCGTACTAGTATGCAACGTTTAGGTCGTGCAAGCTTTGAGAAACCATCTTCTGTTGTCTTTGAGACAGCAAGTGGTCAACCTGGTGTAGACCTTTTCTTTGAAAGCAAGCGTTTTCCAGCTGTACTAGACGGTGTAGTTAAGGACATTAGCCGTGAATCTGGTTACGGTAACTATGTAGTTATTGAATCAACTGATCCTAGTACTGGACAAAAGGTAGATGTTCTGTATGGTCACCTTGCAGACGGTATCTCACTACGTCCTGGGCAACGCATTTCCGCTGGTGACATTATTGGTACCCAAGGTGGTACAGGTAATGTACGATCAGCTGATGGTACTATTGCTTCAATTGACTTCCTTGCTCCTGCACCACGTGGTAGTAAGAGCATGACACCTTATGCTAATTTTGATAATCTAAGACGGTTTATTGTCTCACAAATGCAATAGAACTAATGAACGAAGACGATCTCACGCAAGAGATCCTGTTTGGTACGCCAGACATGACGGCAGAAGAGGAGCAGCAGATGATGCTGCAAGCAGAGCAGACGCAACAAGACATGCAGCTCATGGAGAACATGGCTCGTCGGCAAATGCTACAGCAAGCGGCTCAAGAAGCTGCTCCTCAACAGCCTCAAGGATCGACGCAACAACCTGCTCAACCTACGGGTCAAGAGCAACAACAGAAGCCTAAACAAGAAGGCGGTATTGACATTGGTGGTCTTGCTAGGCAAACACTAGAAGGTGCGATGACTGTACCTGCTGGTATTATTGATTTTGGTGTAGACCTTATCAACCTTCTTCCTAGTAAAGAAGTACCTGGTATGGCTAATCCTTTCCGTCCTGACGGTAAGGTGCCTAAACTTCCTAAGTTTCAAAGTGACATCACTCAAACACTTAGAGAAATTAGTAGTGTAGTTGCTCCTACACTTCTTTTGACTGGTATTGGTGGTGGTGCTCTTAAAGGTGCTGCTAGTGCTAGTAAAGCAAAGATGCTGCAAGACCCGTTTGTTCAATGGGTAGCACCTAAGCTATTTGCTGCTGGTGCTGGTGCTGCAGTTGACTATACTGTTCAGTTTAACCAGACTGATGACAACCTAACTGGTACACTAAAGAAATCCTTTCCTGCTCAATTTGGTTGGATTCCTGATAATGTTGCTACACTTGATAGTGATAGTCCTGATGTAAAGCGTGCTAAGAACGTCACTGAAGGTGTTGGCCTTGGTCTCTTTACTGACTTTGCTGAAGGTGTTGGTAAGCTTGTCAAAGGTGTACGTGGAGTACTTCGCTCTACTCAATGGGTACCCGAGTCAGAAAAGGCTACACAGTGGTTCTCGAAGAACTTAGGTACCGAGGCAGCTGATGACATTGAGGAGGCTATTGCAGAGTCTGCTGCACGCCGCTCAGACGCTTTAGACGAGCTTGGTGAGTACAACTTCTCTAAGAATGCTAACCTTGACGAACCTATGCTTGGTGTACATGACCTTTATGGTTATGAAGAATCAGGCATTCGTTCTGTAGATAACCTTGGTGTTGTAGGTGCTGCTGTTGATGTGGCACGTATTACTAACAACATTGATAGTGTCTATGGTCGAGTAGGTAGCGTTATCTCTGAACCTGCTCTTAAGTTTGGTCTTGAAGTACCTGAAGGTATGGAGACCATTATCCGTGGTCTTGCTTCTCAACTGCAAGATGCTGGTGAGTATGGCTACAAGACTGCTTCTGGTAAGTACATCTCCCATAAAGAAATCATGACTGCTGGTGAAGAACTGGCAATGAATTTCTATAAGATGGATACACCTGAACTTCAACAAGCAATTAAGAAGTGGCAGGGTGTTGATGTAGATACAGGTGCTCCTGTACTGAAGAGTGAGGCTTATGCCGCTGTCTTCCAAACCATCAATAAGCTGATGGATGACTACGCTAACATGGATGTTATGCGTGCTCAAGCATATGTTGGTACTTCTTTTGCTGGTCAAGTCTCTGACATGGCTCAGGGTGTACGTTTGATGGACGGTACTGCTGCTGTTGATCGAGCACAAGAACAGATCCTAGATCGTCTTGAATTCTTGATGGCACAAAAGGGTATGACTTCATACTCTCGTGGTCGTGCGTTGAATATGCTCAACCTTTGGAATCGTTTGACTGCCAAAGGTAGTGATGCAGCAGATGCAGCGTATGCTAAGCGTATTCAAAACACCATTGCAAATGAGGAGAATGCTACTCTACAAGCTATTGAACGTATCAAAGCTGAAGCTAAGCAAACTATTAATACCCTTCGTGAAGTAAAAGCTGAGCGTCCTGAGATGCTTGCTCCACTGATGATGGCATATGAGTTTACTGATGGTAAAGTAGACACAATCTCTAAGCTTAACAACTACGTTCGTGGTTCTCTTGGTACACTTAGCAAAGCTTTCTTTGATGGTGAACCTGAGATTCCTTCTGTTGTAATGCGTGGATTCTGGTCTAACCTTTATAACTCTACTCTTTCTGCTATCGGTACACCTATCAAAGCAGGTGTTTCCAACATTGCTCTACTTGCTGAGCGTCCTATTGCTCAAGCAGCTGGTGCAATTATTAATGGAGATATTGCTACCTTCCGTAAAGGCTGGTATCAGTATTCTGCAGCTTGGGATACTTTGAGCAATGCACTTGGTTATATGAATCAGGTCTTCCGTAGGTCTGCTTCTGACCCTTATGTGATGGCTCTTCGTGAAGATACTGGTGTAGCAGATCAACAGCAAATTGAACTTCTTAAGACCTTTGCTGATGCTAAAGCACAACAAGGTGAATATGGTCCTCAAGTCATGATGTCTATTGTAGAGGCACAAAATGATCTTGCAATGCACCCATGGTTGCGCTTTGGTCAGCGTGGTATGCAAGCATTTGACGGATTTACTCAGTCAGTTGTTGCTAACTGGGAAGCACGTGGTCGAGCTTGGGATACAGTCACTAAAGGTGGTGTGATTCCTCTTGATAAACAAGCGTCTGATCAGCTGGCTAAGGAAGTTTATTCTGCAATGTTTGACGAAAACGATAACATTACAGACTCTGCTGTACGTTATGCATCTAGTGAGATCTCAATGGCTTTGGATAATCCAGCCAACGATGCTCTTTCTAGTCTTATTCGCACTGCTCCTATCCTTAAACCATTCCTTCTCTTTACTAAGACTCCACTGAATATGGCTGCCTATTTCGGTACCCATAATCCTGTTGGTGCTTTTATTGATAAGGTGAATGCCTTTGACCGTGAGTTCTATGAAATGAGTGGTCAAGAGGTAGAGCAACTTCTTTCTTCTCGTGGTATTGACTACTCTCTAGACAACATTGAAAGTGTCTACACTACTGTACGTGCTGAACTAAAGGGACGTAAAGCTATTGGTACTCTTTCTGTAATGGGAGCTGTTGGTCTCTTCATGAGTGACCGTATCACTGGTGATGGTCTTTACGACAAAGAAAAGCAACGTCTACGTCGTGATGCTAATTGGCAACCTCGTTCTATTCGTGTACCTGGTGGTCAGTGGGTTAGCTATGACGGTATTCCTGGTGTAAGTGATTGGGTTGCTCTGACTGCTAACATCATGGATAACTTTGATTCTCTTAACTCTGCTGAGTTGGCTGAGAATCTACGTGCTGCTGGTTTTGTTCTTAGTGCTACTATCACTGATAAGTCTATGCTGGCTGCTCTGGAGCCGCTTAATGACGTTATTCGTGGTGATGTTGGTGCTATTAATCGTTGGACATCTTCTTTTGCTACCAGCGCTTCTATGCCTGGTTCTAGTCTGATGGCTGAATTTGGTCGTCTTCTAACTCCTAACAAGAAAGAGCTTGAGAATAACTTCTTTGATCTTGTTGCTAACCGTAACCCGATCATGAAGCAAACCTTGCCTGATGCACATGACTGGATTGATGGTGGTCTTGTTGGTGAACCTCCTAACTTCTTTGCAAGAGTATGGAATACTTACCTACCTTGGAAAGTGAATGGTGAAGTGTCTCCTGAAAAGCAGTTCCTTATGGACATTGAATACGATGCACGTCCCACACTTAAGACCAATGGTCGTGGTGTCGAGTACAGCAACGAAGAACGTTCTGAAGTTACTAGCATGATGGGTAAGCAACAGATCTTTAAACGTGAGATCCAACGTATCATGCAGACTGAAGAAGGTAAGATGTTCCGTAAGGAATTCAAGAAGGCACGAGATATGGGTCTTCAGCCTGAAGTAGAGAAGTTCAAGAACATTCATCTTTATCTAGATGCTGCTCTTCGTTCTTCCATGCGTTATGCAGAAGCACAAGTTTCTACACGTGATAGTATCCAACAAAAGGTGTACAAGAATCAAACAGTTGAAAACTTCCTGCAAGTTGGTGACCTTGATGGTGCCAAACGCTTCCTTGACAATATGAAACAAACAATGTCTTACTAAATGTAACCATGGCTTTAACTGAAATTACATACACAGGAGACGGCTCGGACGTTACATTTGGTCCGATTCCGTTTGATTACCTAGAAGACACTGATGTAAAGGTCAGTCTTGATGGTGTAGTTACTACTGCATTTACTATTGATCCTTCTACTAAGATCATCACGTTTAGTTCTGCACCTGGTGATGGTGTCAGCATTCGTGTCTTTCGTCGTACTGACTTTGAAGACCTAAGTGCTACGTTTATCTCGGGTTCTGCTATTCGAGCACAGGATCTGAATGATAACTTTAACCAGAACCTATACGTTACCCAAGAGATCTCTAACTACGCCATTACCAACGATGGTCTTGTGGCTATGGAAGCTGATCTTGATATGGGTGGTTATAAGGTTACAGACCTTGCTACTCCTATAGCTTCAAGTGATGCATCCACTAAGGGATATGTTGATAGTGTTATAGCTACTGGAGCTGCTAATGCCGCTGCTGCAGCTAACAGTGCTTCGGCTGCTGCTGCTAGTGCTAGTGCTGCCGCTACCACGCTTGACTCCTTTGATGATCGTTACCTTGGGGCGAAGACAAGCGATCCATCAGTAGATAATGATGGGAATGCACTGCTAGTTGGTGCTATCTACTTCAATTCCACATCCAAAGTAATGCGGGTATGGAATGGTGCGAACTGGCAAGACTCATCTGCTAATGCCAATGTTCTCCGTTGGAGGAAGACTGCCGCTGGAGGTGAGACCAGCCTTACTGGGAATGACGATAACAGTCAGACACTGACGTATCCCGTCAATCTTGAAGCTGTCTTCTTGAACGGTGCTCTACTGCAACGTGGTGTTGATTATGTCGCCACTACTGGTAATAGCATCACTGGTCTTGTTGCTTTGACTGCTGGTGATGTTGTTGAGGTTCTTGCTTTCAGTCAAGTTAGTCTGCTTGCTATCCCATCCAATACTGTCACTTTTACCCAGTCTGGTACTGGAGCAGTGCAAAGGACGCTTGAAAGCAAGCTAAAGGATGTTGTCTCCGTTAAGGACTTTGGTGCTGTTGGAGATTCCGACTTTTCTGGAAATGGTACGGACGATACGGCTGCATTTCAAGCTGCTATCAATACTGGTAAGACTGTTTATGTGCCTAAAGGTACATACAAAATTACAGCAACCCTAAACCTTCTTGACGGGTATAAGGCGCTTATCGGCGACGAGAATATGCCTGTCTTGGTTAAGACCACGGCTGGCCCTGCTATTAAGATTGGAGCAACAGGTTCAAACCTCAATGAGTATTCAAGGGTTGAAAATCTCTACTTACGTAAGACTGGAACACCAACCTTCGTTACAGATCCTGGACCAAACGATTCTGGTGTTGTAATCAGTGGTGGCGATTCCAGCGTTGCAGCTGCAGTTCAGAACGCAAGAGTGTACAACATCAGAGTCGGTGGTTGGGATGCAGGGTTCTTTATTACGGATACTGTTGGCACCCGTGTAGAGGGATGCTTTGTTCAAGTTCTATTTGATCATACTGCTCTCAGTGGTTTGACCAGTAGCAATAAGTTTGCAGGGTTCGTACTTGAGGCCGTTCCATTTACTCCAGGAGGTATTTCTCCGCAAGCAAGCATCGAACTCGTTGACAACGATGTTACTGGTGTAGGCACCCCAACCTCTATTACTTCTGTTGGATACTACATTATCGGCTCTGATATTAGAGACATTTTCTTTGATAGGTGTGAGACTAGCCAGACTTCGTATGGCTTCTGGATTATCGCTACAGGCAACGACTTTAATTGGGATGTTCAGATCAGGCGTCCTATTATTGATGCGTTTAAAATGCATGGCATCTACATTACTGGTGCTGATGGTCCAGGATGTATAACTATTGACGGCGGTTACTTTGTCGGAACTGGAGCAAGTGCTGGAGCAGCAATTTATGGTGTCTCTTCTACTGGCATCACTGTAACTGGTGGTTGTCAGATTCTAGGCATCGCGAACAACACCTCAACTGATGATGGAGTCCGACTGGATGCTTGTTCTTCTTGTACTATCAACGCTAATAGTTTCCAGAATCTGAACTATGGTGTTTCCCTTAATGGATCATCATATTGCACTGTCACAGGTAATCACATCTTTGCTAGTGCAACAGATACTGAGTCAACGCCAACTCTTAACGCCGGTGTGCGTGTATTTGGGGCTGCGAATAATAATACCATTGTTGGTAATACCATTCGCGGCAAGGATTCTGTGGATAAATACGGTAATGGAGTATTGGTAGTTGCTTCTTGCCCTAACAATGTTATAGCCCATAATACTATTGACTCAACCAGTGTTACTACTGCTTACAACATCTCCGATGCATCAACCAACCTAATCGGTGCAAGTACGGTTACGCTCAAGGCATCAAATATCACAATAGATGCTTCATCAGCACTGACTCTTAACTCTTCTGGCGGAGTTGCAACAATTAAAGGAAATAGCGCAAGCAATCCAGTGCTATTTCAAGATGGAGGTGGGAATAGTCTAGCCCGTATCGACAATAACGGCGATTATCTCTTTCGAGGTAGTAATCGTGGTCTGTACCACGGAGCTGGAACGCCAGAAGGGTCCATTACCGCAGCGCCAGGGACTATCTATCTAAGGACAGATGGTGGAGCTTCCACTACTCTATATGTAAAAGAAACAGGAACTGGAAACACAGGTTGGGTAGCTAAGTAAGCATTCTTATTATGACAAAAACACGTGACTTAGCCGACCTGGGTGGAGGTTTCATCCAGGCCGGTTCTGGTGCTGTGCAGCGCACCGTTGAATCAAAGCTGCAAGATGTGGTGAGTGTTAAAGACTTCGGAGCGGTTGGTGACGGGGTTACTGATGATACAGCAGCTTTCCAAGAAGCTATAAATGCGGGTGGTACTATTATTGTTCCAAGCCCCTCAGTAGAGTATCTGATCACCGGTCAGCTCACAATAACACAAACCGGCACTACACTTTGGGGCGAAGGGATGCCAACTATTAGGGTGGCAACCGGAGCAAGCAGCTTACTTAGAATTAGAGCTAGCTTCTTTACTTTAGAAAACTTCAGGTTCTATGCAGGTTCTCCTCTTTCGGAAGCAGCAATCCTAGTAGACACTATTAACTCAGCCCTTACTAACCTAAGAGTAGCAAACATTAGAGGAGAAAACTTGTTCGGTTTTTATGCCGACAACGGTGGCTCCAATACTGTGGTCAATGCTGTCATTACAGACATCTATCTTAATGCACATCGCGGTTATGGGATCTACACTCGCAAGCATTTCGCTTACTTCTATGTCGATGGGTTTGGTGTAACCCGAGTAGGCTTGTCTGGCGTCGATTACAACTATGCCGCCGCTAGAATTGAAAACGCTGAAGGTGTATTTGTACGAGATGCTTCACATGATGGGACAAATGCTACAAGCATACAGCCCGATCAACACGGTTATCACTTCATCTTGTCAAGCTTCATACAACTAGAAAATGTCATACCTGACCATGTTGGAGGACATGCTTTCTATTTCCAAAACTGTGCAAATGCTAGGGTTCTGCAGTGCTCCTGTCCTAACAGCAATCTCTCTTCGCTAATGGCAGCTGATAGCAGCTATATTGCTGTGGACAATAGCACCTTTAACACCTACACCTCTGGTAGTGCTGGAGCTTGTGGGGTAGAAATTACTTCTTGCAATAGGGTTGTACTGGCTAATAGTACTTCTTATGTTACCAAGAACGATGGGTTCAGAGTTACCTTGTCACAGGATGTTGTTCTATCTAATTGCACAGCCTATCTCTGCGGGGGCAACGGGTTTGCCTTTAGTAGCTGTTCACAGGTCTCAGCGTCTTCTCTGATTTCTCGGTCGAACACTCTTGCAGGTCTTTATACTATTGGTTGTCAGAGAGTCTCTACAAGCTCCTGTATAATCACTGACAATACTGGTAGAGGCATCGTAGGAAATAGCGACCTTGCTCAAATACATAATGCGGCTATTATAGCATCTAATGTCGCTGGCAACTACGATATTAGTGGCATAGTGTCTTACCTGGTCAACTGTATGCTGGACTCCGGCTCTCTTGTAAATGTGACTGCACCATCTACAGGCTAAACTACTAACACTTAAACGCCAATGACCTTCCCGGTAAATACGACTCTTGCTACTAATACTACACTTTAATTATAAGTAACTATTATGTTAACTATTCTCGGCATCAAAATGTCCTATGAGGCACTCATTTTCTTTGCTCTTTTTATTGGCTCTGAAGTAGTTGCTGCTTCTAAGCTGCGTGAGAACAGCATCGCTCAACTCTTTGTACGTGTTGTAGAGGCACTAAAGCCTCACCGTACTGAAGATGACAAAATCCAACGCATTAAGGATACATTCAAATGAGCATTAAACTCCTTGACGTTATTAAAAACTACAAGGGGTTACCTCATCAACAGCAAGCCATTGAGGCTCTAGAGCACCTTCTAGGGTCCTTTGGCTTATCTGATGATGCGGAGTGGGTAAAGATCTGGCGTACACCTGCTCCTGTAGCTCCTCAACAATTTGATAATACCTGGGAAGGTATTGAAGCTGCTGCTCGTGCTGCTGGAGCTAAATATCCAGAAGTAGTTGCTGCACAATGGGCACTTGAATCAGCATTTGGTACTGCTACAAGCGGTAAAAATAACTACTTCGGTATCAAAGGTACTGGTACTGTAAAGACTACCTGGGAAGACTACGGTAACGGTCCAGTAACAATCAAGGCATCGTTTAAGGACTTCGCTACTCCGTACGACTGTGTAGATCACCTTGTCACTCAGTGGTATAAGGACTACAAAGGTTATAAAGGCGTCAATCGAGCCACCTCTCGTGAAGATTGTGCATACCTCCTAAAAGCTGAAGGTTATGCCACAGACCCAATTTACGCACAGAAGTTGATTCGATTGATGGAGCAACATGAGTAGTACCACTTACAACATTGTACCTGGTAGGTACGATAGAGATCTACCTATTTCAACTAAAACTCATTTTATTAGTTCAGCTGCTTCTACTAATGCAACGTTGGTAAAATCTAGTCCTGGTACAGTTTTTAGTATTCTAGTACATAATACAGGCAGCGGTGTTGGTCATGCACACCACCTCCGTCTTTATGATAAAAATACAGCACCTGTTGTAGGTACAGATGTACCATTTGCTATTATCCACTTACCTGCTAGTCAATCTAAAGAGATTAACTTTACCAGTGGCATTACTTTTAACACTGGTATTGCATATTCTATTACAGAAGATGATGATCTACTAGATGCTACACCTATTGAAGCGGATTCTGTTCAACTATTTATAGGGTACATGTAATGATTGAAGCAGGTGTAGCAGCAGGTATTGCCCTTTTAACTGCCATTATCTCAGTCCATAACCGTCTTCATACAAAGATTAGCGAAGTGGATAGCCGTGTAGACAAAGTAGAACTCCGTGTAGCGGAGCACTACGTCCAAAAGCAAGAGCTATCTACTGCTCTTCAGAAGATGGAGGATCACATGATCCGTATTGAAAACAAATTAGATCAAATCGTCCTTAGAAATGGCTAACAACAAAGCTACTGAGGATATGTTTAACGAGTTACAC